ACGGCCGCGCTGCTTACAAAAACAGCGACGAAGTTAGTCCGGGCAATCCGGGCTCTCAAGGGGCTCAACGTCGGGGAGTTTGCTCGTGAGCTGGGCCTTACTGAACGCGCGAAGACCAAGATCGTAAAGACATGGGTCCGTATGAACAAGGGGAAGCAATTCTCCTTGAAATCAGAAGGACGCCGTCGTCAATACGAACTGAACTCTAAGTTCGTTTCGCAGACCTGGCTTGAGTACTCCTACGGTTGGAAACCACTCTTGAAGGACGTCTATGACCATGCCGAAGCTCTTGCGGCAACGGTTGTAGAACGAGAGTACGTTATGAGAGAAGCAAAGGCCAAACACTATACTGAAAAGAGAGTAGTTACCGACTTACCCATCTGGGATCAACCCTGGTGGAGCCGTCGGCGACAATCTTCTGATCAGCAGTGGCAGGCTATGGAAGTCCGCTACAGCATCTCTCCAGGTGCTGTTCAGGCGGTCAGAGCCTTCGGGTTAACAAACCCGTTGGAGGTTGCCTGGGAGCTGGTGCCGTTTAGTTTCGTTGCCGATTGGTTTATTCCTCTCGGCGATGCGATAAAAGCGCTCACTGCTACCCAGGGACTGACCTTCCACGCGGGTGGAAAACCACCCGCTCGCTTCATAAGTTGCAAACTGCAATTTATGGTAATCAAACCTCTCACCCGTCCGGGTCTTTGCGATTGGTATGTTTTGGCCGCGCTGAAGCCTCGCTCTGGTGGTTCGATATAGATCGATCACTCGTGCTCGACTTCCCCACGGTCCCATTCCCAAAGTGGCAGGACCCTCGGGGTCTTGGACACAGATCTTCCGCAACAGATGGGTCTGACGACTCATTTGCTAACGAGAAGGCTGCGTTCAAAGACTCCGCTCACGGTCTTTCCGCGATCGCACTGCTGCAGACGGCCGCTTCCTCCAGAGGGAGTAGTCGTCGAACGCTCCGGGTGTAAACCCGTTGCGTCTCATCAACTCACAATGAAAGATGAATCACAATGGCTGCACGCAGCACTGTGACCCTGACCGACGCGGCGGCAACGCCCGTGGCCCTCTCGTATGTCGTCGCTGGCGGCGTGCTCAACTCGATTCTGTCCTGGATCAACCGCTCGGTAACGAGCGTGATCCTGGGCCAGAATCGGCTGACATGCTTCCAGCGGCCGGCAGACAAGAAGATCCAGGCGACGAAAGTCACCTGGAAGCTCGAGAACCCCATTCTCGCCGACTCGTCCGGCAGCACCAGCTCTGGCTATCCTGCCGAGCCCAAGCTGTCCCACACCCTTCTCGGTACGATCGAGTTCGTGCTGCCTGCCAAAAGCACGCTGCAAGAACGAAAGGACCTGCTTTCGCAGCTCCGTGATCTGATCAATGAAGCAGTCGTGACCAATCAGGTTCACGACTACGACTTCATCTACTAACAAGTAGAACGAAGTCAGTGGGTAACAACATCTATCCCATAAGGGAAGAAAGGGCTTATGCATAAGCAAGAGCTGATTGAGGGGCTAAGCCCCTCGAGTCGTGACAGCAGTCACGCACTGCTGGACGTGGTTCTCCACAGTCTGTGCCAAGCGGTTGACTCCCCGCGCAGCCTGAGTGTATTCATCTTGTGGAAACACAAAGAATATGCCCAATTGGTTGCGTTGGAAGTCAATCCACTTCATTACAACAGTCCCATTGCTTTCAGCAATGATCAGTTGGTCACGAAGCTCCTGGCGAAGTTCCCAGATTTTCGACATGAAGATCTGGATCCTGAAGGGAAAGCATTGCAAACTTTCCTTGACTGTGAAGACGCTTGCAAAGAGACGAACAGGCGATTCAAGGCCTTAGAGGAGGACCCACACTTATGGGACCCGACGATGCGCAGGGTTTTCCTGTCTGCACGTCGAAAAATTGCCTCTGTCCTTGGAGAGCCTGACCTCGACTCGATAGCAAGCGAGTTTGGATGGGGTCCGGGAGCGACAACGTCGACTTCCGGTTCACTTACATCCGCGTACGTCAAGTTCAAAGCGAAGCTTGACGTCACGAGCAATACTCTCATCATGGGTCACTGCTGTATAAACAGCATCCCTGCCTGGTTGAACTGTCAGTTGCAAACTGACGAGTTCCCCTCTCTGCCTGTTAGTCTCGTGAGAGACGCTTTCAGCATTGTGAGAGGCAATGAGATCGTGTTTG